GAAAGATCAGCTTGTAAACCAACACCAACAGTCACAACTGGACCAGTAGGACCTGTATTCCAAGCCTGCATGGTACCCGTGGCATTAGTACCCAAACCATAATTGGAAGAAATCTGCGTACCAGTACTAGTGTTATACAAAGGCAGCGGGCCACCACCAGTATAAGGTCCAGGAACAACTGGTGCAGTAGTACCAAGAGGAATAGTGACAGAAGCGCCACCCTTCTGAGGCCAAGGCAAAGCAGAAGTGAAATAATCATGACGCTTGCCTCGTCGAAGAATAGTGTAGTTGGTAGCGGGTGAGGCGTCAGGGCCATCACCCTTATCCACGACGACGGAATTCTGAAGGTTTTCATCTCGAAACCATTGGTTATAAATCAAATTATAAGCACGGGTAGGTAGCGCCGAATGTGAAACCGTATTACCAGCGCCGACCTGACCAACCGTCGGTAAACCAAAATAGTCCTGTAAGGAACCGATAGCGTATCCACCAGCTGGGGATACTTGTTGAGGGATAGAGTAGGAAATAGAATCGGAAGGATTATCCTGTTCCCCCATAAACTTAACCCAATTGTTCCAAACCAAACGATTAGGAACAAAGAAAAAGAACGAGTCCAAATGGAGATTATCCATAACTGGAAAAATCGGAGTGGCAAGACGGCCAAACATGGTAAGCGAAACATTGAACGTATCACCAGGTAAAACCTCCTCACACATAATAGGAACAATAAAACCACTATCAAAAGTAGTTTTAAGGGTTTTTTGCATAGTAAAACGAGAGCGCGGAATATCCGCACGAGGAACCATAGCGAAACTATGGGAATCAACAGACTTATTAAGCATAATTGAAAAACTCCAAAAAAAAAAGCACCCCCGAAGGGGTGCAAGGATCAAGAAGAGACCACGTCCTTAGCACGGACGAGAACGGTAGGAACATCAAGATTGAAAAATCCAGTATTGTCGTCATAAGTGCCGAGCAAATACAAATCAAAATCATCAGGATGCTTATTGAGCTGATTATCAGCAGCAGAACGATTTACTTCATCAGTAAAATCGCGAACAGCAACGTTACGATGAGGAACAAAAAAAGGACGATTAAATACTTCGGCAGCGCGATCTTTAACGCAAACAACATAATGCAACATGGTTGATCCTTAAATTATAGAGAACGTTTTGAAAGAGAAGAACGAGAAGTACTGACCAAATGCCGGGCAGACTTTCTAGAAGGGAGATTTTCATAAGCTAAACGCTCAATCTCCATATCGGCACGGGCCGAAGAACGAAATTGCATATCCAATGCAAGATCTTCACCCAACTCCTTAAGCAACGATTTGTAAAACCGTGGAACTGGAGCCCGGGACCCTTGTGAGGTCACAACCGAAGCTGACGGGAAAACGTCAGACATAAAATAATCCTTGAACCAAAAACGTCCAATACCCTTGGACATAATCAAAAATTCAGGATTTGGAAGAACAACTTCACCAGTTACTTCGTCAGTAAACAATGGCTCAGGTTGTTGTAGCCCTTTAATCTTTTTCAAGATATATCGGGCAATGTATGCTGCAGACTCAAAATTAAGAGAACCAATCAAATGATTACCCTTAGTCCAGTGTTTTGCAACTACATCGGAAGTATAAGTACGATCACCACCGCTAGCACGACCAAAAGGACGGCGATCCTCAGAAAAATCCTGGCCAAATAAGGCGATATGAAAATGTGGTCGCTTAGTCTTATCACCATATTCTCCAGAAGCTACATAACGAAACTTATAACCAGATTTACGCAATCTTTTGAAAAAGCGTTGAAGGTCATCTTTATAAAGTTGACCATGCTCAGGAAGCCAGTCGTCGTTATACGTGAGGTTCAGCATACAAGACACTTTGTGCATTTGCTGTTCGTGAGTTATCCGAATCGCCCACTCTCTGGAGTAAGCGAGCCGACACTCGATACACTGACCGCACTTCAGCGGGCCGTGTTGAGGGTGTGACCAAAGAGCAGTACACACAGAACCCTTTAAAGACGGATACCGCCGCGCATTGGACCCGCGGTGATGTTGATCATCTTAGTGGTTGAGACATTACGCTTGAACTTAGCAGCAGAAGCGTGTTTGCTAGCCGAGTGACGAGAAAGAGGTTTCATGATGGACTCCATTAAAACAGACAAAGAAAAAGGTGTCAATAGGCACAGTTACATCAAGTAGCGAACTGTGCCTAGCGCAGCTTACGCTGCTGGAGCGGACTCCTGATCAGACGAGGAATCACCTTTGGCTGAAGGCGGTGGAACCGCCAAACCAAGGCGAACCGCCTCATCGCGATTGTTAGGATCCGCAAAAAATTCCAAAAACTCTTGGGGAGAGTTATGGAAACGCGCACGGATTTTGGCATCCATGCGCATGAAGTTTTCGTCCGCCTGACGAACAACATTCATAGCAGACTGAAAATCGAACACACCTTCATAATCAACATACTGAGGCATGCTGACTGGATCAGGAAGGTGTCCAGTCTTCATAAAACGATCAACGATAGTGTTGATGTCAGATTCTTCTTTGAACTGCTGTTGCGTCAAAGAAGGGTCATCGCAAGCGAGACCAGAAGAAAAAGACAAAGCATCATGCTTGTCATAGGCAGAAATGAATTTCATAAAAACTCCTTAACGTTTAAAAGCGCGAAGCGCATCGAGCAAAGTTTGCAAAGCGGGCTTGTATTGCCCGAACTCTTTACCAAAATTCTCAGCTTTGAGAATAGCGGCCTTTTCAAGGCCGAGCAAATCCCCTTCAATCATGGTTTTAACAGCCATCCATTGAAGGGAAACAGCGCGTTGCTGATCGGTCAACTTTTGTTGATCCAAAAGAGAAGCGGAAGCGGTAAGCTGCCTAGCGGCAGCAATCAAACGATCGCCTTCCAAAGGAATATTCTTAATCTCAGCTTGAATCTTATTAACTTGATTTTCCATAAAATTAATATGAGACCGCTTTTGATCAGCAGAAGCAAAATTAAGAGCTTCTTGAGACTGAGTCAACCAAGTATTAGCGCGTTTAAGCATCGTATCTTGCTGAATATTGGAAATCTCAGAAGGAATACGAGAAGTACGCGCAGCAGACTCAGCAGAAGCAACACCAGAAGCAACAGCATTTTGCATAGGCAAAACAGTACCAGTGGGCGTTGAAGCACCACCGCCTTTTATATACGCCAACATAGGATTGAGGCCAGCGGCCTCAAGATCCTTGACCTGACGTTGGTAAGCGGTGTTGCTCATACGCTCCTGAAAAGCAGTGTTTTCGGCAGCAATCTCGCGATTAGCTGAATTAGTGGACTGGCCACCCAAAAAACCTGCAATACCAGAACCAAGAGCAGCAACAGGGGCAGTAAGCCATTCAAACATAAAAATCCTTTCGCCTTATATGGTTCCCGAAGGAACCATACAAGGTAAAAATTAAAAATGGTCGATCAAACCAGGGACGGAGTACATAGGCAACGGACGGGCAGCATTGATGTTAAAAAAAGCATCCAACAAAAACTGCTGACCATTAGCTGCAGTACCAACGGCAAGGTTACGAGCCAAAGGCGGATTGTCCTGAATAAAAGTGGAATTAAGAGTAGGAAGGGACGTAAACCGCTGGGCGTAATGCCAGGGATCGATAGTACCTGCAGCAGTAGAACGGAAAAGAGCAGTAATCTCAGAGGGGGTGTAACGGTATTCAGCCCAACGTTCTTGATAACCAAAAACGTTATTATCGTTAGCATCCCCACGAACATAAATCTCTTTGTTCAAAATAGCTTGCTCACCAAGCATCGCAAAAGCAGGGAAATAATAGTCATACCTGGTAGAACGAGACCAGTGACGACGAAGACCTTGCTGATAAGTCAAATCAGCACGGACAGAAACAACACCAATCACATAGCCATGCTCAACGAATGATTGAGTGAAGCCATGATTATGTGCACTGTAAGTGCCCATGGCAGCTAAGTTACCTAGAGGTGTTGTAGAGCCAGACACACCAGTAGAAGAAGTCTGAGCAATAGGAGAAATAGAAATAGGTGTAGAACCACCACCCAGATATTCAGGGCGCTGCAAACGCGCATCTGGGGAAGTTACACCAAAATGAGAACGGATAATCTCGGTATAACGAGTACCGCCTCGAGCATCACGTTCAAGCAGCTTCTGAATTTGGAAAGACTGGCGTAACTGGTTAATAGTGGCAGCAGTAGCCTGGGAAAGATCAGCTTGTAAACCAACACCAACAGTCACAACTGGACCAGTAGGACCTGTATTCCAAGCCTGCATGGTACCCGTGGCATTAGTACCCAAACCATAATTGGAAGAAATCTGCGTACCAGTAC